TTTCATTAGTTACCTTTCTCTTCATGTAAAAAATTACTAATTGTAAATCTATAACTTGGAGCATACGTTGATTGAGACCTTATTGTATGAGGTATACTACCATCAAATAAAATAATTCTACCAGAAACAAAACTGGAAACAGCTATTGCATCTTTTAAATTATCGTCATAAAAAATTGTTTCCCCACCAAATCCATCTTTCCATTCTAAATTAACATAATACAACAAAACTTTTTTGTTTTGATGTGTATGACAAAAATTAAAATCACCACATTTCGTTAAATTTACAATAGACCTTTGTAAGTTATTTGGGTCTAAGTTGTTAAGAACACATACCTCATTTAAATGTTGTAACAATCCACAATCGTGTAAATCTTTTTTATTCCATTCACTATAGATATTAAAATGCAATTTCTCAGGTTCATTTCTATCTTGCCAACCTAATTTAAATGTTGAATTACAAACAAAATCATAAGTCTTTTGTCTCACAGTCAAAGGAACTTGATCATATATCTTATACATTTGTTGGCTTTTCATCTAAAGTTAAAGCTATGTTAAAAGACATAGATATTCTATCTTCTTTTGACATATTTGTTGATACAGAGTGTTTTAAATAACTTGGAAACAAAAGTAACAATTTTTCTTCTGACTTAACAAAAATTGATTCAGATGTGTATTCATTTGCCATTTCTTGTGGATTTAGTTTTGCTTGACTCCAAACCCATGACCAAGTAGAGCCAATGTAAGGATTAGGATTCTCAAACACAATATCTCCGCTATCTTTTGGTGTTTTTAAATAAAATACTCCAGATATGATTGAAGGCAAATGATGGTGAGATGTATTAATATCTTTATATCTGTTAATATTAAACCAACAATTAGCTAAATGTATGCCTATCGGACAATTAAATCCTTCATAATACTTTATTACATGAGGGCCTATTTTATCAAATAGCTCTTTTGGATTTATATTGTCAGATTGCCAACCAGTATTACTTAATTTTCTACCAGCAGACTTTTTTTCTTCTTTGTAAACTTGTTCAATATGTGGCTCGACATCTATATCTAAATGTGTGTTGTAAACAGGTGTTGAAAAAAAATTAGTTAATTGATGACTCATTGTGGTTTTCTTTTAAAATACAATCCTGGTCTTTTATCGTATTTAAATTCTGGATAATGCTGACCATCAACTTCTATATAATGTAAAAACATTTGAACGTGACTTTTATAAGTTAATGGCTCTCTCCAGTGTTTTTGTTCACAACCTTTATAAATTACTCCTTGCCCTACTTCCATAGAGAACTCAGTATTATCAACAAATATACTCCAATCAGTTCCACCCTCTCCTCCTATATTTAAAGTAACGCTAACTTCACAAGAAGGTCTATCTGTATGAGCTAAAAGAGGTTGTCCTTCATAATACTTTCTCCAAAAAGAATAGGTAGGACATAATTTTTTACCATACTCTTTTTCTATTTTTGGCAGTAAATAATTTAAAATAGACTCTCCAATAGAATCAGCATAAACATTATGATTGTTTAATTTTTCGTGTCTAGGAAGTCTTTCTGCAATGTAATTACAGTGTGTAAATATACAGTCGGCATGAGACTTATCAATTAAGTCTATTACTTTGTTCATATGCTACCTCTAACGGAAGATTAGCACATTATTATTTTAATCCCAAGGAAAAGTTGCAGAAAAACTTTCTTCTCCGTGTGTTCCAGTTCCTTTAGCAGTTGTGTTTGCTATATTAGCTTCTTCAAGTAATTGTTTATCTAGTCTTCCTTTAATTTCAGATAAAATTTCAGAACCTAATCTTCCCTCTATCCAACTAACGACATTTGCCTTTGTTACAGAATTGTATGCAGTAAAACCAGACCAATCGGAGGGGTCATTAAAATCCATATCTATAGCAGCATCGGCAGTTTGACTAGCACTATTTGTTACTCTAAGAAAAGCCTCTGCTTTTTTTATTACATCATTGTATGTGCTTCCATCAACTGTAATATTTTTTGTATATAAACAATTTATAACCCATGAATATGTATTTGACATCTATTACTCCTTAATCTGACGTTGGTGAATTACCAGTTATTGTTCCACTATTTTGTGAAGTTATTGTAACTCCACTAACTCTTTCCCATGCGTCTCCAGCAGCACCTGCCGAACCCGCCGAACCCGCCGCCGAACCAGATGTAGTTGAGTCTGTGCCTGCTTGACCTGCACTTCCAGCAGATCCAGCGGTTCCAAATCCACCACCAGCAGCACCAGCACCTCCGTCTCCACCATTTCCAGCATCTCCAGTTGATCCAGAAGAACCACTTGCTCCAGCATCTGCCGCAGGTTGATTGTTAAATCCTCTACCTAATCCACCAGCACCACCAGCACCACCTGCGTGTCCAGACGTTTGAGTTTGTGATTGTTGTGGAAAAGTTCTAAACCAAAAGTAATGATCAAGATGACCACCTTGATTTGTTATTCTAGGTCCTCTTACTGAAGTGAATTGACCTTGTGTAAATTGAGTTATATTAGGTTGACCTGGAAAGAAAAACAAAAGAGCAGGTAGTCCAAAAGGAGAATCTGGTTTACCACCACCAAGAGTTGAACCAAAAGGATTACCTCTCCATACAGTATCATCTATATGATTAGGAAGAGGAAGAGGACCTATTTGACCAGTAGTTTGTGATTGTTGTTGAAGAGCACCTCCAAGACCACCACCAGAGCCACCACCACCGCCTCCGCCTCCACCAAGGATAGAGCCTGAGTTTTGAACTGTAGCGTCAACGTGAAATTTCATAGCATCGCCACCTGCACCACCTGCACCACCATCACCTCCGTTGGCACTACCTGCTGCACCACCTGCACCACCTGCACCCATGATTGTTCCAGCATTTTGTACAACTATTGTGCCAACTCCTCCAGCATCTACTTCAAACCCATATTCAGAAGTATTGTTTGATCCTAAAGTTATAGCAGAAGGTATAACAACAGTTTTTGGATAGTTCACATCATAATCGTCACCAAACAAATCTGAAGCATTTTGATCTGTCCCACTTGCTCCACTCAAAAAAGCAGTCGAATAAGTAAAGGTAAAACCTTTTCCTTGATCGTAAAAGTCACTTGCAGATAAAGCACCAGATGTCGCTATTGAAGCAGCATCATTAACGGCTTGATTATCTCCAGCTTTTTTAATTATGTTTGATCCACCTCTATACAGATCGCTTAAACTAATTGCACTAGATCCACCAACAAATTCTGTTCTTAATGCCGAGAAAGAAACTGATTGTCCAGAACTTGGTATTGCCACTTATTATGCTCCGTTATTTATTTGTTGTTTAAGTTGTGTTATTTCTTGTTTTAATTCTTTTACTGCCTCTATAAGTACGGCAGTCATTTTAGCGTAATCAACTGATTTTGTTCCCATTTCATCTTCAGCAGTTAATACAACCTCTGGCAATATAGGTTCTACTTGTTGTGCTATTACACCTATTTGTGTTTTAGCGTCTGTTACATCATTTCTTTTGTAAGTCACACCTTGTAGTTGCATAACCTTTTCAAGACCACCAGTAATTGGTTGTATATCTTCTTTTAATCTTTCATCAGAAAAAGCAGTTACATCATTGTTAAATGTAGCGGCTCCAGCATTAGACATATCTATTGTTAATGCAGTAATTTCACTTGTTGAATCTTGACCTTTAATAATAAAATCTTTGTCATCTACATCTGTTGCTATAACAAAGTCACTAGATGAATTTATAAATTTAGCAATGGTTGTGCCACCATCTTTAAATATTAGATCTGCACCATCTGCATCAAAAACAATGTCTCCAGCAGAGTCAAAGGTCATGTCACCAGAATTAGTTTTAACTGTGCTAACATTTACAGATCCACCAGATAAGTCTAAATCTACAAAAGCATCAACAACGGCTGCACCAGAACCACCACCATCAAGATAAACAACTTTTGTATCTCCATTACCAATAGTAATAGTTGCACCAGAACCTTGTTTAATGACTATGTTCTGAGATCCAGTTGTTGCATTTTCAATAATGTGAACTCTTTTCATTGTATTTGGAGCTAAAGTCAAAGTTCTTTCCGCACTTAATGTAGTTGAAGTGACTTTAATAAACATTGCCCTAGCACTGTCTGATGATCCATCTGCAACTGTCTCTGTTACGTTTGCATCAGAAGCTATATTAATAGTCCCAAAACCTAATCCTTCACCTATTAATTCTAAATTGGTGTTGGTAGATGTACCCCAAGTTCCAGATTCATCACCTGTTGCTATTTCTTTTAGTCTTAAATTATTAACATATGTTGCCATAACAATTTCCTTTTATTAAGCCGCCTCATAATTAGCGTTCTGTGACGGAGTTACCTCAGTATAACTCACAGTAACATTATTTTCAATAAGTCCGTATAAATTTACTTTTGCCGCTGTTCCTGTTACTTCGATGCCAGTCGGCACAAAAGATGAAGTGCCCGTAACAGTTACACTGCCTAAAGATAATACTCCAACAAATCCAGTTACACTAACTTGAACAGACGCAAGTATTACAGATGTTCCTAAAGCACTTGTTCCTGCTGATCCCGTCACAGAAAAAGAAGCTGTGCCTGTTATGGTCAAACTAGAAACACTGCCAGTTGCAGCAACTCCTGTTACAGATACATTTGCTCCGCCACTTACAGCCTCATCACCTAAATTGACAGTTCCAGTAAGAGCATCTTCAACAACTTTTGCTCCTCCAGCTCCAAGAGCATCACCAATAGCACCAGTGCTTGACGCACCAGTTGGTACGACTTCTATTGATGGAAGAGCCGTTGCACTACCAACAGAACCAGTTGCGGACAGTCCAGTTTCCACAACTAAAGATCCAGCTGCTGTTCCCTCTTCTCCTAATGCAGTAGTTCCAACTACACCTGTAACAGAAAAAGAACACGTTCCAGATATAGAGGTGTTACCTACTGCACCAGTTCCAGCAGAGCCAGTAACAGAAAAATTAGATGATCCAACTAAACTTACACTGCCCAATGAACCTGTTGCACTCAGTCCAGTTTCAATTACCAATGAACCTGCTGTAGTGCCTTCATCTCCGAGAGCAGAAGTACCAGCAACGCCAGTTACTGAAAAAGATGCCGTGCCAGTTTCAACTGTATTGCCAAGAGCAGATGTTCCAGCAACACCAGTTGGCGATACTATTGTTTGACCTGCTGCTTCTTCATCTCCAAGAGCAGTAGTTCCAGCAACACCAGTTACACTGACTGCTACAGTTTGTGTTGCAGATACAGTCTCACTGCCCAAAGAGGTAGTTCCAACAACTCCAGTTTCTACAACAGTAGCTCCACCCGTGACAGTTGAGTTTGTTTGTGTAGCGATAAATTCATTTTTATACATCCGTAGATCACTACGAATTGTTCCAGTGAAAGCTGCTGCGGATTGAACTTGTGTAGATCCATCGTCACTCGTGCCTCCAGCTACTGGATCACCGACACCAATACCAAAGCCACCATTTGCACCACCAGCAAAAGCACTTAAAGAACTGCCATCAGATGTTGTTCCCTCTGCAACAAGTGTTCCGTCTATGTATATTTGAACTTTACCAGCACTCATATCTACTGCCCATACAAGTGTATGAGTATTGCCGTCAAAAAATCCAGATAAAGAAGATATGGCTACTTCTGCAATAGCAAGGTTACTGTTAGCAGTATTATTACCTACTGTTCCATCACCAGCTCTAAATCTTAAAAAGTAAGCACCACTTTGTTCTGATATACCAAGCCAAGCTCCATTTCCAGTGCCTCCACACTCCCAAATACAAGAGGCTTTGGTAAAAGAAGAAGGCAGATCCATTTCTGCGGCAAGAACAATATCTTGTGTTCTTTCAGTGTTTGTGATGTCTTCAAGGTCTGAGCCATTACTGATTGTTTGCCCATCTTGGACTAAACCATCTACAGTCAAGCCAAATTCTGGACTGAAAG